GCGTAGAGGTTACAGAGGTTTTAGCATGAACAGACCAGATAAAATTTGGAATAAATTATCTGTAGCAGAAAAAGAAGTAGGTGGTATACCAAACTCAAGTGAAGATATTAAACAAGCTCATGCCGCAGCTATAGAGATGTATATACAAGATCATGTTGGCATGAAAAAAGATGGAACATTTGGAGATTTATATTTTAATGAACTGTTAAATGATTGGAGTAAATTTGATATAAATAAAAGAACAAAGTTTGACGCAACTATAAGTTCTGGTTTAGCCATAATGGCAAACAATAGACACTTATACGCGCCAAACGCTAAGGTTGAAAAACCAAAACTAAACATAAAAGTTTCTAAGTATAGTAATACTGGAAGTAATTCACAAATAATCAAATAATAAATATGGCATATTCTGGCATTAAAAGTTATTTTCCAAGTCAAACTGTAAGTGATGCTGAAAAGCTAAGCTATGAGTATGGTTTAAAAGTAGGTAAAGCTATAGAACAAGAGTGGTTTAATGAAGATAGAAACCACAATAGACACAGATCTAATCATAGTGATTTTCATAATTTAAGATTGTATGCTAGAGGCGAACAATCTATACAAAAATATAAGGATGAGTTATCTATAAACGGTGATTTGTCCTATTTAAATTTAGACTGGAAACCAGTTCCAATTATTTCTAAGTTTGTAGATATAGTTGTAAATGGTATGACGGAAAGAATGTATGATATTAAAGCGTACTCTCAAGATCCATATGGTGTTTCTAAAAGAACTAAGTATATGGAGTCTATACTTGATGATATGAGAACAAAAGAATTAAATACTTATACAGAACAAGCTTTTGGTATACGAGTTGCGGATAATGATCCAGAAACTTTACCTGATTCTGAAGAAGAATTACAGTTACACATGCAGCTTACATACAAACAATCTGTTGAAATAGCAGAAGAACAAGCTATAAACACTTTATTAGACGGTAATAGATATGAATTAATAAAGAAAAGGTTTTATTATGATTTAGCTGTGCTTGGGATTGGAGCTGTTAAAACAGGTTTTAATACATCAGAAGGAGTTGTTGTTAATTATGTTGATCCAGCTAACTTAGTTTATTCTTACACTGAGTCACCTTATTTTGAAGATATATATTATGTTGGTGAAGTTAAAACTATACCAGTAAACGAATTAGCAAAACAATTTCCTCATTTATCAGAAAGCGATCTTGAAGAAATAATGAAAAACAAATCTTACAATAGATCTAATTACAACTCAAGACATAACGAAGATAAAGAAGACAACAATACTATTCAAGTTTTATATTTTAACTATAAAACTTACATGAATGAAGTTTATAAAGTAAAAGAAACTGCAACTGGTGCTGATAAAATTATAGAAAAAGATGATTCTTTTAATCCGCCTGAAGACATGGAGGGAGGTTTTAAAAAAATGTTAAGATCTATAGAGTGTTTATACGAGGGTGTTTTAATACTTGGTACTAATAAATTAGTTAAATGGGAAATGTCAAAAAATATGATGCGTCCTAAAAGTGATTTTACTAAAGTTAAAATGAATTATTCTATTGTAGCACCTAGAATGTATAACGGTAAAATTGATTCATTAGTAAAACGTATAACAGGTTTTGCTGACATGATACAACTTACACATTTAAAGTTGCAGCAAGTAATGTCGCGTATGGTTCCAGATGGTGTTTATTTAGATGCTGATGGTTTAGCTGAGGTTGATTTAGGTAATGGAACAAACTATAATCCGCAAGAAGCATTAAACATGTTTTTTCAAACTGGTTCTGTTATTGGTAGATCATTTACAAGTGATGGTGATCAAAACCCAGGTAAAGTGCCTATTCAAGAAATAACATCAGGTTCTGGTGGTAATAAAATGCAAGCTTTAATTGGTAATTACAATTACTATTTACAAATGATAAGAGATGTAACCGGTCTTAATGAAGCTAGAGATGGTAGTATGCCTGATAAAAACGCTTTAGTTGGCGTGCAAAAGTTAGCTGCAGCAAATTCAAACACGGCAACAAGACATATATTACAAGCTGGATTATTTTTAACAGCTGAAACTTGCGAGTGTTTATCACTTAGAATATCTGACATATTAGAGTATTCACCAACTGCAGATGCTTTTTTACAAGCTATAGGTGGCCACAATTTAGCAACTCTTAACGAAATGTCCGACTTGTATCTTTATGATTTTGGTATATTTTTAGAATTAATGCCAGATGAAGAAGAAAAAGCTGTGTTAGAGAACAACATACAAATGGCGCTGCAACAAAAAAGTATTGATCTTGAAGATGCTATTGATGTTAGAGAAATTAGAAATGTAAAACTTGCAAACCAAGTCCTTAAAATTAGAAGAAAGAAAAAGCAACAAAGAGATCAAATGGTTCAACAGCAAAATATTCAAGCACAAGCACAAGCAAACGCACAAACACAACAAGTTGCTGCTCAAGCTGAAGTGCAAAAAAATCAAGCTATAACTCAAAACAATGCTCAGCTAGAGCAAATTAAAGCTGATTTAAAATCTAGACAAATGGAACTAGAAGTTGAGCATAAAATGAAACTAATGCAATTTGAGTTTGAAATAAATCAACAGCTACAAAAAATGAACATGGAGCAAGTTGACATGAAGGATACTATGAAAGAAGATCGAAAAGATAATCGATCAAAAATGCAAGCATCACAACAAAGTGAGCTTATAGATCAAAGATTAAACAAGAAACCACCTAAAAACTTTGAGTCTTCAGGTAATGATATACTAGGAGGCGGTTTTGATTTAGGTTCGTTTAATCCTAGTTAAAATTATTAATTATTATTATATTATATTATGGAAGAAAAAAATGAAAACGTAGTTGAAGAGACTACACAGATTAATCAATCGGATCCAGGTGATGAAAACGTGGTTAAAGTTGATGAAAGTAAATTTGAGTCTGCTGGTGATGACAGTGTTATAAAAATAGACTTAAGTAAACCAGTAGAACCAGAGCAAAATGAAACTAAAGAAAATAACGCTGACGACAGTGGAGTGGTTACAGAGCCTGAAAATGCCGATGCCACAGAAAAACAAGAAGAAGTACAACCGGAAGCAGAAGCACAAGAAGCTACAGTATTAGAAGAAATTACCGAAGAAGAAGTTGCTGAAGTTGAAGAGCAGGTTGAAGAAGCTGTAGCAGAAGCTGAGGCTACCGGTAAACCACTACCAGAAAATATTCAAAAGTTAATGGACTTTATGGAAGAAACTGGTGGAGATTTAAATGATTATGTTAAGCTTAATCAGGATTACAGTAGTTTAGATAATGAAGATTTACTATACGAATACTACAAGCAAACAAAACCTCATTTAAATAACGAAGAAATTAATTTTCTCATGGATGATCAGTTTGCTTTTGATGAAGACGAGGATGATGAGAAAGAAATAAGAAGAAAAAAACTAGCGTTGAAAGAGCAAGTTGCTAACGCTAAAAGCCACTTAGACGGGCAAAAGTCTAAATACTATGAAGAAATTAAAGCTGGAAGTAAGCTCACAACCGAGCAACAAAAAGCTGTAGATTTCTTTAATAGATACAACAAAGAGTCAGAAGAGACTAAAAAAGTAACAGAAAAACAAACTTCTACTTTTTTAAATAAAACTAAAAAAGTTTTTAACGACAAGTTCAAAGGTTTTGAATACAACGTCGGTGATAAAAAGTATAGGTTTAATGTCAATAACGCTAGCGAAGTTAAAGAAACTCAAAGCGATATTAATAATTTTGTCAAAAAGTTTTTGAACGAAAATAATGAAATGTCAGATGCTACGGGTTATCATAAATCTTTATACACAGCTATGAATGCTGACGCTGTTGCAAAACACTTTTACAACCAAGGGAAAGCAGATGCTATGAAAAGTAGTATTGCTAAAGCTAAAAACGTTGATATGAATCCAAGACAAAGTCATGGAAAAATTGAAGCGGGTGGTATGACTGTAAAAGTGTTAGGTGATAATTCTTCTGATTTTAAGTTTAAAATTAAAAACAAAAATAAATAACAATTTAAAAAAAATTAATTATGGCAATTACTGCAGGAAGTGCGTTGAATAGTGTAGCTGCTTCACAAAAGCAAACACTAGCAACAAACTACATTGACTTCAACCAAGATATGGGTTGGGCTCAACAATATTTACCAGACCTAATGGAAAAAGAAGCTGAAGTTTTCGGACCGAGAACTATTTCAGGTTTCTTAGCACAAGTTGGGGCTGAAGAGGCTATGACTGCTGATCAAGTAGTATGGTCTGAACAAGGAAGATTACATTTATCTTATAAAGGTAACGTTAACTCAGCAACTGCTGGTGCTGATCCGGGTACAGGTGTTTCTAATATCGCTCAAGTTACAATTGAAGATGATATTGATGGAAACGTTGGTTCTGGTTTTACAGCCGCTAACCACGGTATTAGAGTTAATGATACTATTATTGTATCTAACTCAGATGGTGTTTTCAAATGTTTAGTATCAGTTGTTAATGGTGCTGTGCTTGATGTATTACCTTACGGTTCGTCTGCTTTATCGGCAAACACTTCATCAAAAGCAACAACTATATTAGTTTATGGTTCTGAATATGGAAAAGGACAAAGCTATGTAGCTGCTGCTGGTACTACTAATACTACAGATCAAAGAGGTGCTAATGAGCCTACGTTCAAAACTTTTGACAACAAACCAATTATTATTAAAGATTACTACGAAGTATCAGGTTCTGATGTTTCTAGAATTGGTTGGATTGAAGTTGCTTCTGAAGGTGGAGCTACTGGATACATGTGGTACTTAAAAGCTGAAGCTGATACAAGAGCTAGATTTACTGATTACTTAGAAATGGCAATGTTAGAAGGTGAGCTTGCTGTTGCTGCTTCTGAAGTTCCTGGCGCTACAATCGCTCCGTCTTCTACATTAAATACGGCTGATACTGCGGGTACTGAAGGTTTATTCGCTGCTGTAGAGTCTAGAGGAAATGTTACTTCTGGTATTACTGGTGTTACTGCTGCAACTGATTTAGCTGAGTTTGATGCTATTTTAGCTGAGTTTGATAATCAGGGTGCTATTGAAGAAAACATGATGTTTGTAAATAGAGCTACTTCGCTAGCAATAGATGATATGTTAGCTTCTATGAATAGTCATGGAGCTGGTGGTACTTCTTACGGAGTATTTGATAACTCTGAAGATATGGCTCTTAACTTAGGTTTCTCTGGATTCCGTAGAGGTTCTTATGATTTCTATAAGTCTGACATGAGATACTTAAATGACAAAGCTACAAGAGGTGGTATTAACGACGCTAGTTCTGCTAACGCAATTAGAGGTGTTGTTATTCCAGCTGGTACATCAACTGTTTACGATCAAATGTTAGGGAAAAACTTGAAACGTCCGTTTTTACACGTTCGTTACAGAGCTTCTCAAACTGATGACAGAAAAATGAAAACATGGGTTACTGGTTCTGTTGGAGCTGCTACATCTGCTTTAGACGCAATGTCAATACACATGCTATCTGAAAGATGTCTAGTTACACAAGGTGCTAATAACTTTATGTTATTAAAGTAAGCATTATTATATTAAAGACCGGGGCTTCGGCCTCGGCCTTTTATTTTTATTAATTTATATTATATTATATTATGGCAAAAAAACAAAAAACAGAAAAGGTTGTGGAACCTTCAATAGAAAAAACAGTTACAGAATTTTTTGAAGAAACTGTAACTCAAGAAACACCAGTGGTTGAACAACCAAAAGCAAGAGAAAGAAAAAAACCTGCAAACGAGTGGGAGGTTAAAGACAGGATGTACAATTTAAAAGGAGATAAAAAACCTCTTTCAAGATCTATTAAGTCAGCAAATATATTTTGGTTTGATGAAGAAAAGGGTTATGAAAGAGAATTAAAATATACAAGAAATCAAAGAACTCCTTTTGTTGATGAAATGAAAGGCGATCAAAGATTAGAGCATATTATATTTAGATCTGGTTCTTTATTTGTTCCAAGAGAACAAACAACATTACAAAAACTTTTAACTTTGTATCATCCACACAGAGATAAATTGTATGAAGAGTACAAGCCAGCTGCGTTAGCAGAAGAAGAAATTGATATGTTAGAAATGCAAGTTGACGCATTAACAGCAGCTAGAAATGTTGATATTGATATGGCTGAAGCTATCATGCGTGTTGAGAAAGGTTCTAACGTATCTACGATGAGTTCTAAAGAACTTAGAAGAGATTTATTAGTATTTGCTCGTAATAATCCTCAATTATTCTTAGAGTTAGCTGATGATGAAAATGTAATGCTAAGAAACTTTGGTATTAGAGCTGTTGAAGCTGGTATTTTAAGATTATCTTCAGATCAAAGAAACTTTTTGTGGGGTAGTAACGGAAGAAAGTTAATGGTTATACCGTTTGACGAGCATCCTTACACTGCTTTAGCACATTGGTTTAAAACTGACGAAGGTATGGAGATTTACTCCAACATTGAAAAAAGATTAAATTAATCTAACTGTAGATGCAGTCGCTCTACGGGGCGATTGCAAACTACAAATTAAATTATATGGAAAAAAAATCAAAAGGACTTGGTGATACTATAGCTAAAATTA